ATGGCGCGCGGCGCCGACACCGCGACGCTCGACGTCATCGTCATCGCCGGACGCATGAGCGACCGGGCCGCGCAGGACTATCTCGACTCTCTCCTCACCGCATCCGGGAACACGTCCGTGAAGACGAAGATCGAGGCCGACCGCACGCTCGGCGGAACCGTCTCGAACGTGCGCGTCACCAGCGCCGACCCGGTCTCGATGAGCGTCTCGGGCGTCGAGATGCTCGCTTACCGCTTCTCCGTCGTCCTCTACGGCTAGCCTCGACTCGTGAAGTATCGCGTCGTCTCCCGCCGCCTCGCAGGCACCGCCGAAGGCGACCTCATCTCCGGTGACGGCCTCGCGGCGCTCGGCATCGACCCGGAGCGCGCATTACGCAAGGGACTCGTCGCAGTCGTGTACGATGAACCTCGCAAGCAACGAGGCGGCCGCAAGGACGCCTCCGACACGGACAAGGACTAGACTCGAACCATGCCTACCGCAACCTTCCTCGGCGCCGCCGCAGTCTTCACCGTCGACTCGGTCGACCTGAAGGATCAACTCACCTCGATCACGATGACGAAGAACGTCGACCGTCTGGAGTCGACTTCGCTCGCCGACACCTCCCGGCAGTTCGTCGCCGGGCTGGAGAACTCGTCGACGACGTTCACCGTCCTCGGCTCGTTCGCGTCCGGTGAAGCCGCGCAGGCGCTCTTCGGCGACATCGGCTCCAAAGTCTCGATCGTCTATGAACCGGTCGCATCCGCACCCGGCGCGAGTTCGCCGAGGTATACGCACTCGAACGCCGTGCTCACCTCGTTGCCGCTCGTCGTCGAAGTCGGCGGTCTCTTCCAGATCACCGCAACCTACGAGGGCGGCGCGATCGCTCAGGCAGTCGCCTAGTGCTCGACATCTCCGTCACCGTCAAGCGCAAGGACGGGACGACCGAAACCTTCCCGGTCTACGCCGACTCGCAGATCGCCTTCGAGCGATGGGCGAAAACGTCGATCTCGGCCGCGTTCGACCCGCAGCAACGCCCGAAGATGGAGTCGCTCTACTACCTCGCATGGCTCGCCGAGAAGAACACCGGGCGCGCGACGAAGATCTTCGACGAATGGGTCAAGGACATCGCCGCCGTCGGGCACGAGGACGGCCCGGGAAACTGATACCGGGCGGCGGAGTCGCCGCCGAGATCGCGAGCCTCGCGCTCGCCGCAGGCATCGCACCCGACGCCCTACTGCGCACGCCCTACGAGGTGCTCGCCGCGCTCTACGATGGAGTCCGGAAACGCGACGAACGGAGACGATCAAGACATGGCTAGCGGCACGTTCGGCTACCGCACCGACCGCGAAGGCGGCGTCAAGATCGAGGGGCTCGCCTCCGTTCAGCGCCAACTCCGCAAGATGAGCGAAGACGTCGACTATCAGGCTCAGGAGTTCCTCGCGACGAACAAGGCGATCGCCTCGGCGGTCGCCGGAGACTCGAAGAAGTTCGTCCCCGTGCTCTCCGGTGCGCTCGCCGCGAGCCTCCGGGAGGCCGCGACGAAGAAGTCGGCGCGCGTCAAGGCGGGCGGCGGCGCCGTGCAGTACGCCGGGCCGATCCATTTCGGCTGGCCTGCGCGCCGCATCGTGCCGCAGCCGTTCATCTACGACGCGGTCGACCTCCGCCGCGACGAGATCCGTGAACGCTACGAGAAACTCGTCGACGACCTCATCAAGAAGCACGACCTAGACGACAAGCGGGCGAAGTAATGGCACTCATCTCCGTCACGATCTCCGGCAACGCCGCACCTCTGAAGAAGTCGGTCGAGGAGTCCGAAGGCCTCATGGGCCGACTCGGCTCTTCGTTCACGAAAGTCGGCGCGCTGGCCGCCGCCGGGTTCGGAGCCGTCGCCGCCGGTATCGGCTTCGCAGCGAAGCAAGCGGCCGACGACCAGAAGTCCTTCGAGCAGATGCGCGTCACGCTCCAGAACGTCACCGGGGCGACCGACGAGATGGTCAAGAAGGTCGACGAGCAGATCGGCGCGATGAGCCTCGCGACCGGCATCGCCGACGACAAGTTGCGCCCCGCGTTCGAGGCGCTCGCCCGAGGCACGAAAGAAGTCGACGCCTCGATGGAGAACATGAACCTCGTCATGGACATCTCGACCGCGCTGCAAGTCGACGCCGTCACCGTCGCCGACGCCCTCGCGAAAGGATTCCAAGGCAACACCAAGGCGCTCAAGAGTCTCTCGCCCGAGATGGCCGCCCTCATCAAGGACGGCGCCGACATGAACGACGTCATCGGCGTCCTCTCCGAAACGTACTCGGGGAGCGCGACCGCCGCCGCCAACACGTTCTCCGGACAAGTCCAACGGCTGCAAGTCTTCATGTCGGAACTCGTCGAGCAGATCGGCTACTACGTCCTACCGGTGCTCTCCAAGATCGCCGAGTTCATCGTGAACGACGTCGTCCCCGCATTCCAGCGCATCGTCGACAAGTACGGCCCGGCGCTCGCCGAGATCTTCGAGAAGATCGCGACGTTCATCGGCGAGAAGGTCGTCCCCGTCATGCGCGACCGGCTCATCCCGTTCATGCAGCAGGTCGCCGAGTTCATCGGCGAGAAACTCGTCCCCGTGATCCGTGACGTCGCGATAAAGGTCTTCGACGGGCTGCGCCTCATCTTCGAGCGCGTTTCCGAGAAGATCGCCGACAACCGCGAGAACATCGACAAACTCGTCGACTTCTTCCGGACACTCGTTTCGTTCGTGCAGCAGTACGTCGCCCCGGTGCTCATAAAAGTCCTCGGGTTCGCGTTCGAGGTCGTGGCGAAAGCGATCGGCCCGGTCATCGACGTCGTCTTCCGACTCATGGGAGCGTTCGCCGACCTCGGCAAGTTCCTCCTGAAGATCGCCGGGTTCGTGATCGACACGTTCGAGAGCATGGTCAACGCGGTCATCGACGGCGTCAACTTCGCTATCCGAATGCTCAATAAACTCCCGGGCGTCGACATCTCGGAGATCGGCAACGTCTCCATCCCGACGCCGTCTCTCGGGCAGGCACCGAGCGCACCGTCGGGCACCGTCGCCGTCCCGTCGGGCATCACCGACTCCTTCGAACGCTCCGGTGCGGGCACCGTGATCCCTACGCCCGTCATCGTGCCGACCGTCCCCGAACCGACCGGAAGCGGAGGAGGAGGAGGCGGCCGCGGCTCCGTGTCGATCCTCCCGGTCGGTGAAGCCGTCCTTGCTAATCCTTACGTCTCGCCTTATCCGAACTACACGGGGCCGGGGAACTCGGCCTACGAGCCGGACATGGGCGGCACACCGTCCGGGTTCGGCGTCGTGAACGTCACGATCAACACGGTCTCGGCGGACGCGAACCTTCCGAACCTCATCGTCGACGCACTCCAGCGCTACAACCTCGTCAACGGCCCGATCGACGTCGCGATCGCCGCCTAGACCATGCCTTCGCCCATAGTCACCGGCGGGACGCTCACCGTCGAACTCGACGTCGGGTTCGGCGACGGCTTCACGCTCGACGACACGCAGCAAGGCGTCCTCGACAACACGACCTACACGCTCGACGGCGTCGATCAGTTCGCCGAGATCACCGTGCAGTCTGTCGATTTTTTCCGAGGTAAACGCACCGTCACCGACTCGATCGCACCTGGACGAGCCGTCATCGTCGCGCAAGACACGACCCGAGCCTTCGACCCGTACAACGAAGCCTCCGTCTATTGGGACGAAACCGACGACACGCCCGGCTTGTCACCTCTGCGGCAAGTGAGAATAACGCGGAACTCGACCGTCATCTTCCGGGGCCGCGTCGTCGACTTCACCTACGACTACGTCGGGCCGCGCCGCATCCCGCTCGTCACGATCATCGCCGCCGACGACCTCTTCATCCTCGCGAACACGCCGCTCGCAGCATTCACGCCGACCGAACAACTCTCCTCGGCGCGCGTCTCCGCGATCCTCGACCGCCCCGAAGTCGACTACTCGGCGAGCCTCCGAGACATCTCCACCGGCACGACGACACTCGGCGCCTACCCGATCGCCGAAGGCACGAACGCGCTCGACTACCTCCGCAAGATCGACTCCGCAGAACGCGGCCGCCTCTTCCTCCGCGCCTCCGACGGCGACATCGTCTTCGAGCCCCGCATCGGGAACACGCTCTCGGCGCCGTCCATCGAGTTCACCGACGACGGCACCGGCACGAACTACCGGGAGGTCTACGTCGACTTCTCCGTCGACACCGTCCTCAACCGCGTCACCGTGCAACGCACCGGCGGCACCGCACAGACATCAACCGACCCGGCCTCGATCGCGCTCTACTTCACGCAGGCCGAGACGATCACCGACTCGCTCCTCTCCAGCGACGCGCAGGCACTCGCCCTCTCCGACTACCTCCTCGTCGGCTCACCCGCACCGCGCTTCTCCGGCGTCTCGACGTTCTTCGGCTCGTTGACGACCGCGCAGAAGAACGCGGTCGCCGCCGTCGAGATCGGCGACACGATCGAGGTCACGCGCACGTTCTCTTCCGGGTCGCCCGGCACCGTCACCGAGGAACTCGCGGTCGAAGGCATCCAGCACCGCATCGACACGCAAGGCGAGACGGTCACGTTCTACACCTCCCCGACGACCATCGTCTACGCCCTCCTATTGGATGACGCGCTGCGCGGCCTCCTCGACGCCGACAACGTCCTGACGTGAGGTAGGATCGGACTCTATGGCTACCCCGTTCCCGTTCACCGCCGGACAAGTGCTCACCGCCGCGCAGATGAACGCGATCACCGAACTCGTCATAAACGACAAGACCGACTCCTACACGCTCGTCGCCGGTGACGCAGGCGAGTACGTCGTAATGAACAAGGCGACCTCCTCGACGCTCACCGTGCCGAACTCCGTCTTCACCGCCGGGCAAATCGTCCGCATCATCAACAAGGGCGCCGGAGTCTGCACCGTCACCGCCGGAGCGGGCACGACAGTCTCCTCGGCCGGGTCGCTCGCCCTGGCGCAGAACGCGACCGGGACGTTGATCGCGTTGTCGTCTTCCGCGTTCATCTTCGAGGCGGGCGGAGTCACCGCTTCGCCGTCAGGTTTGACGCTCATCACATCGTCAACATTCTCGGCGGCCTCATCCGTCGCCGTTGACTCGTGCTTTACGTCGACTTACCAGAACTACCGCGTGATCTTCATTGTGACCGCATCTGCGACGGCATCCGGGGACACGACGCTGCAATACCGCACCGGCGGCGCCACCAACTCAACAGCCAACTACACGCGCGGATTAGTCGGCATCAGCAGCGGCAGCAGTTTCGACGGTTCGTATGCAGCCGGTGCGACGTCCTACAACTTAGGCAGCACCGCAAGCACCGAGAACAACTACGTCATGGCCCTCGACATTTTGAGACCGCAAGAGGCGACGCTTACCAACGCATTCGTGACGAACATGCCCGGCTACAGCAGCACTACGCCGCGATTCGGCACGTTGCAGTTCACCGCAGCGACGGCATTCGACGGGTTCATCGTCACGCGCTCGGCAGGCACGATGACCGGCAACTATCGCGTCTACGGATACTCGAACAGTTAGGCATGACATGACGAAGCCGCTCATTCACATCAACGGCGAGACGCGCGAGATGACCGCGGACGAGTACGCCGACTACCAAAAACTGCGATCAAACGTCGCAGCCGAGGCCGCGGCAGCCGACGCGATCGCATCCGCGCGCGCATCCGCTAGGACGAAACTCGCCGCGCTCGGACTCACCGAAGCCGAAGTCGCAGCACTCCTCGGAGCCTGACATGCCTAGTCTCACCGCGACACAGAAGGCGGCGCTCGCGTCGTATCTTCGCAGCGTGCTCGCCGCCGTCTTAGCCGTAGCCGCAACCGGGAACTACGCCCCGGAGG